TTTCATTTGTTCTTGTCAAATCAGATTGGCCAAAATCTCCACAGAAAACTATTTTTGAATCCTGACCAACCCTAGTTATAATAGTATCAAGTTCATGGAAGTTTAAATTTTGACACTCATCGACTATGATGATACTATTGTCAAAGGTCAAACCTCTAAGAAATGATGTAGATAGGAAGTAAAAACTTCCTTGTGCTTTCAAGCGATCATATAACATACTGAACGCTTGTTCGTTAGGTTGTTCAAACATGAATTGCATCATGTTTGAATACGGCACTTGATATAAGGCCGCCTTATCTTCTTCATCGCCTGGCAAGAAACCAATCTCTCTTGTCGGTATAAGTGAACGAACTACTACTACCTTATCAAATGGAGTATCGTTTTTAAGGACATCTTGTAGAGCAAGATATACTGAAATAAATGTTTTACCAGTACCAGCACAACCAAAAAGAAATTGGTTCTTTCCCTCTTTCCATGTATCAAATACTTGTTTTTGACTATCGGTAACAGGTTTAATCTTGGTAAGTTGATTGTGAGTGATATCTTGTTTTTTTGACATTATGTATCCTTGTTTGGTGTAGGTGGAGTGAAGGGGTTCTGTTATGGTCTTACACTAATAATTGCCATAATTCCCTTCACTCCTGTAAGAACGCTTTAATCAGATTAAATTGCAATCCTTACGTCTTTATTTATAATTATTGAACCAGTTGACCTTGACGATATTCCTTACTTATTGAATCTAAATTATGAGCTTTACCTATACTTGTACGTTTTTTGACTGTATTAAAGGTCTTGAGGTCTTTATTTGTTCTATTTGTACCATACTTTTCTGCCATAGGTGAGTTAGGATGACCTTCTGCAATACGTTGCATATTCTCCTTAAATCCATCATCTACTCTATGTGTCTTTCCTTCAATCCCACCAATAATAGCTGGTGCAGACATCACCTTCTTAAATGCTGGGTGTTCTTCTAGAAAAGTTTCTAATTCGTTCCAAGAACAAAATGTATTATATGTGTCACCATTTTCGGTGTTTGTAAGTGTGTATGTAGGCATAAGCTTATTCTTTCATCTAATTGGCACATGAGTGTTGTACATATCTAAAATTTTACTTTCAAGTTTTCTCACTTGATCATTCAATTCCTCGTTTCTTTTTAAAGCATCATAGTAAGATTTAGTTAAATCAGCCATATCTCTTTTTAATAAATTCATTTCAGATGTTGGAGTACTTTCTCTAGTGCGTCTTAGCATATAGTCATAGTATCCTTCATATTGTTTTTCTTGAACCATATTGGTATTTCCCGACTTTTCCAATTTGCAAAATATGCTTTCTCATTTATATAGTAGTTCTTGTACGCCTGTATTGTATCACCCTCTACTTTACAATCATCTGGCATACATTGTGGTAATGTTGTCAGTCCTTTATTTGGAATGTTCTCTGGAGTTCTTTGTAATATAAAAGATGCTCTACCAGAGCCATGTGTCTTTCCATATCTATAAGTATATTCTGCAAGTGTAGCCATATAGATTTTGTATAGTTGAAAATAATTAGCACTAGATTCACGAACCCATATGTTTGATGGGTGGTTGATATGACTTGCTTTCATCAACAAGTCCTCACGTTCATCTGATAAACGCCATCGTTTAATATTACGATTGTTTTTAGTTTTACCAAGATACATCTCACCGTCCAATACTCTGTGTGCAGTTGACAACAGTTGACAATACTCAGTTGCCATCTTGACAATGTGTTTGTCTATATGCCACTTTACGTTTTGTATCGGGTCTTCATGTAAGTAAAATATATTCATTACTTTTCCCATCTATAAAATATGTGATCACCAATCTCTATGGTTTTTGTTTTTGTTTTAGCCCATGCTGGATACACATAATCAGCATGGTAGTGTGTTGCTCCATCTGTTATATCCAAGTCAAATTTAGTGGATAGTACATATTCTGCAAACTTAATTATTTCCTGACTTTTACTAGCATTTCTCATAACATCTGATTTACCATCACAGTACCAACTAAACTGACATTTGTGTCGTATAGGTATCATTAATTCTGGGTCTTTCCATGATGGTCTTGCTGGGCCTTGATAGACCACTTCACATATAGAATTTGGATATCTGGTATCATTCACTCTATTCAATGTAACAGATGCAACTGCAGCCCAACCAGCAGTTCCTTGGTTCTTTGCTTCAAAATATATATTTTTTGCAAGACACATAGAAGGACTTTCTTCTGCTTTTGCTATTGATCCTATAATGCCTGACAAAAATGCAAGACAAGTTGCAATAATTATTATGTTAATTATTCTCATATCTCACCCTTGTATTCTTTTAATAAAGTATCTTGCAATTCGTATGCTTCAATTTCATAAGGTAAGTCCCAATAATTCTCACCACCACTTCCAGTTCTTATACTAAACTCATTACGAGCATATTGTTTCACATGAATCATCTCATGGCATATGCTTGTAATAAATTCATCCCTGTCACAGTTTTTAGCTATCTCAAGATGAAACACACGATTGCGGTCTTCTTCCATACAAGAACCATATCGGCCATCTTCCAGTTTACTTAATTGAATTTCAATTTCAAGTGTTTTCATTCTTGGCATCATTTTTTCAATACACCAAAAAGCAACATCTTCTGAAAGAATACGTTGTTTTTTAGTTCCACCAATGACTTCTACATAATTCATTATACACCTATTATAACAGAAAAGGGGGGCCTTGTCAACCCCCCTTGTATCTCAATGTTTTCACGTTCATCATAATATATCCATTGAGATAGTATGATTCGGTTAGCGTTATGATGATGAGAGAGAGGTGCTAACCGAATCTAACTTTAATGTGTTACCACCAGAAAAACCCAACCAGCACCAAACATGGTTACCACAAACATAAATTCAACAAATGTTTCTAACTTATGTTCCATCATATTTTTCAAAATCTCTTTATACATAATCAATCTTCCTTATATCAAATATTGTGGGCCAGTCCAGTTGATACTGAATCCACCTTCTAAAACATTTCCACGAGCAGCATTTCTAGCAGGAGCATTGAAACCAGCTGGTTTTAACACATCACCTTTTTTGAACTTTACGTCATCATCAGTGTTTACAACAAATCCCCAAACAGAACCCATTTTATCAGAATACCTAGATTTTGTACCTATCTTAATATATTTCTGTCCTTGTTTAGTCATAAAACTATTTGCAAACTCTTCTTTCATCTTCTCATTAAAGTTAGATTGATTGTAATGATGTATTGCAGCTGCAAGCATATTCTCAATACCAGCAGATACATTTTCAAACTTCTTCATAATTCTTGTTGACATAATTTTCTCTTTCTCTGTTAACTCATCTTATGTATATACTATAACATGATTCGTTAACAGAGTCAAGGGCTAATTTTATCTATCTGCACCAGATGCTAAGCCAGGAGCTTGTGGATATTCATCTGGTTTTGGAACTACAAAGTTTTCATCCCAACCAAATGCTTCTCTAACCACATTTGAAGATAGTCCTTTATATATTTGATGAAGTTTTTTATCCTTTGCACGACATATAAGTTCTGCTTCAGATGAATGTAACCCCTCTAACAACTGAAAGAACATAAGTTCTTTTTGATGTTGTTGAGTTTTATTATCTGCACCTTTAATGTAGTGCCACAGTTTCTTTGCTTCAGATGCAAGCATTGTATGCTGTGTTCCAGCTGGTACATCATTCGGTGTATATGGAACTGTGCCTTCTGGGAATACCCATTCAATTTTTGGATCAAAGGATGATTTAAGAACTATACGAAGTGAATCAGTATTGTTCTCTCTTAGTATCGTAACCTTTTCTTCTTTAGTTTTTGCTTTAGATACTCTATCCAGTATTTCTGGGAAAAGCATAGTGTAGTTTTGTTCTGGCATTTAAAATTCTCCAATTGTTTCAGTAAGACTCTTCAGTCTAGTTTGTATAAAATAATTTAGTAGTTTACTACGATCACCACATGGAGCTCCATCAAACTCTACAAGAATCTCTTCTTCAAGCTCATTTGGTATCATATCCAAGTTGATAAGTTTTTCATTTCTTTGATAATTTCTTTTGACTTCATCAGTCATATCTTCCATATCAATATCTAACCAAGTGTCAATCTTCTTTCTACTCAGAGGTCTTTGTCTCAATCCCTCTGTAAAAGTATGATCTGGTGATAGCACATTTGGTACGCCATCACTCGTATCACCTTTTAGTATGTGTTCTTTTATATAGGTAGTTGGATTATGTCCATCTATGTACTTTTTGGTGATAGGACTATACTGACCGACATTATGGTATTTCTGTAACTGAATAAAGTCTTTATCTCCAGACACAATCATAATCTTCTCATTCTGGTATTTTTTACAAAGAACTGCAATAATATCATCTGCTTCTGCACCATATACTTCAAGATATTTGTATGGTAGATTATCTTTGAACTCTGATTTAATTTTATTTAAAACTTCAAATATAGCATCCCAATCTTTGTCATCATTTTCTCTACCCTTCTTACGTCCAGCTTTATATTGTGGAAAGAAGTCTCTTCTCCAATAATGTTTAGAGTCATAAGTTAGAACAACCTCACCATATTTTTCACCAAACATATTTCTGTACATACGAACAGAATTAAGTATCATATGTCTTACCATACTCTCATCTGGTTCTTTTGATTTGGTCATATGTAAATGCATCATTAGACTTGCTAATGTGATTTGGTTCATATCAATAATTATCACTTTGGTTCATCCTTTGAATCAT